GGCTGCACATCGGCTTCAGCGCCAAGAAGCTGGTCCTACGGGACTACGTCCACCGCGGGCGGTCCTACGCAGCTCCGACCCTGGAGATGGCCAAAGAGGATTTCCGCAAGCGGAAGCAGTTCCGAATCGACCGTCTCCAATCCCAGATCAACCGTGCCCAGCAGGAAATCGACATGCTGGGCGAAGGCCCGATGAGCCAAGGAAAGCTCCGCTTCCTGAGCATCAACGGTCCATCCTGAAAGAAGCCCCCATGGCCCTTGCTCACAACGGCGCCGGCTGATGGCCGGCGTTTCCATCTGGCGGATGCCCCGAACCGAGCAGGTCTACACCTTCAAAAACGACGCTACCGGTGAAGTTCACCATTTCGCCGTTGACCTGATGAACGCCTACCTACGGGCCAGCGGCCTCAAGCCTGAGCCCGTCATCATCCACCAGGCCATGGTGGACCACCTGCTCCGACGGGGTGGCTGGGAGCTAGAGCACCTGGAAAGCCTACCCGAGGCTGCCCTGGAGTCTCCTTGCACGCTGATCGTGTACGGCGACGGCACCCACATCCTGGCCGACGGCGTGCATCGCCTACTCAGACATACCTTGGCCAACCACGAGACCTTCCCGGCCTACTTGGTTCCCGAACGGATATGGAGACGCTTTCTGATCGTTGATTTCCCAACAGATTTCATCGACTGGGAGGACTTTTTCACTAACGGGACCAGAAATGAAGGTGTCGCCATAGACGCGAACAAGCACACGCGACGGGTGAAACTGTAGAGAACCCGACATTTGTTGTAGGAACCGAGGCGCATCCTGTGGTTTATCCACTCCAGAGGACATCACAGGATCCGCTGACGGCCCCGGCCGGCCAGCGCCTAGTAGGCGAAACCCGTATCGGGGTTGCAGGTGGTACTACCTTGATCGATCAGCCTGGGTGGGTTGGGAGGTGCAAGGGTCATCACTACCAGTGGGGACGGCGCAGAACGTCCCGCGACTGGTAAACCTCTCCCCATTGCCTTAGGGCTAAGTCTTCCACCACGAGTACGTGAGATAGGAACGGTTTTCGGCTGTTGTGGGTCCTGCCGGCACCGTAGATAACCCTCTGAGTTGGCCCTAGCTCACGAAATTAGAGGCTTGTCTTCCGGGACCAGTAAAACCGGCCGGGTGGAGCGCCTTGCTCCACCCACACCCCATTCCCGCAGCGGCGGACGGCGTGACCTTCCAGGGATGAGTTCCCGACAGCTGCCTTTCCGCGGCTCTAGGGGGCGAGCTAAGCCCAAACACTCACGACCTCGGTTGGCGGAGCCGGACAAAACCGCCCAGACCATCTTTTTTGGGCCTTAGCCCGCAAAAGAGCTTGGCTATACCCACAAGATAGAACTATATCGTGGGTATAAAGCTAGGGTCTCAAAAGACCTCATCCTGAACGATAACAATAATGGAGAGAACGAGGTGCAAGTCGCCCACGTTCAAGACCACATCACCCATGCGGTGATGGGGGCCAATAGTGCTGTGTCTTTCGGCATCTCTGAAAGCGCCGAGTTCTTCAACATCCTGAGCAACTCCCTATACTCCGACAAGCCTTTGGCGGTCGCTCGTGAGATCCTCTGCAACGCCTGGGACGCTCACCTGATCTCCGGCCGAACCGACACCCCCATCGAGATCACCCTCAACGGCAAGGAACTGGTGATCCGCGACCGAGGCGCCGGCATCCACAAGGCGCTGATGCACAGCGTCTACTGCGTCTACGGCGCCTCGACCAAGGTCGAAAGCGACGTCGAAACCGGCGGCTTCGGCTTGGGCTGCAAGGTGCCCTTCGCCTACGTCGAGCACTTCGAGGTGACCAACCACAACGAAGGCATGAAGACCATCTACCGGATCTCTAAGACCTCCGGCGAGACGGGCGGAAAGCCTGGCCTGATGGAGATCCTGTCGGTTCCTACCGACGAGACCGGCATCGAAGTCCGCATCGAGCTGAAGAGCCCACAAGACACCAGCAAGTTCAGCGAAGCCATTTGCCGTGTCGTGGCCGGCGGCGAGATGAACGCCCTGATGAACGGCAACAAGCTCGCCACCCTCCCCTTCTCGGAAGCCAAGGAAGGCTACCTGATCACCAACCAGACGGTTGGGACCAACACGGGCCACAAGATCTTCGTCCGCTACGGCGCCGTGATCTACCCGATCGAGAGCCACGAGGACTACCGGCCGGCCTACAACACGGCCACCCAACTCCTCACCTCCCTGGCCAACGCCGGCTATGGCTGGAAACTGGTTCTACAGGCCAAGGCCAAGACGGTCTCGATCACTCCCAGCCGGGAGTCGCTCTCGATGACCGATCGAACCATCGAGACCCTGGGCAAGCTCCTGAAGGACTTCAACGACATCCGGGGCCGGCGCCAGGTCGACGAGACGCGAAAGATCAACGTCGAACGTGTTCAGCAAACCTTCCTGGATATGAAGCCAGGCAAGGTTCTCGACACCACCAACCGCATCATCGGCCTGACTGAGTACAGCCTGGTGTCGCACACGGTGATGACCGACTTTTCGGTGGTCGCCCTTTCCCTGGCGGCCAAGTCCTACCCCTCGTTTCCGGGCTTCCGGCAGCAGGACATCGAGCTGCGTCTCCGCTCGCTGATCGCCTCCAACTACGGCAACCGCGGCAAGATCCAGACCTTCCTCTCCGAGTATCAAACGGAGAAGAAGCTCAACAAGTACAAGTCCACCTGGTTCATGCGTCGCTTGGTCAGCCCTTTGCTGACCGACATGAAGGATAATCCCGACGTCAGTGCCGACAGACTGCTGGTCTACGGGCACAACTACGGTGATCGTCAGGAGCGGATCTCATACTCCGCGAACCAGTTCCACCCTGCAAAGAGCTTCAGCAAAGGGACGCTTGAGCAATACCTGCCGTTCCTTCGCAACCTGGTCATCCTCTCGAACAACCGAGCGGACGTCACGGAGCGAGCTCAGCACTTCCCGCAGATGAAGCACTGGTTCGGCGATCCGTCCGACAGCCTAGTCTATATCGTCCACCGATCGGACGCAAAGATCGCCGCTGCTCGGGCCTTCTTCGCCAAGCACGGCTTCACCGTCGTCGACCTCACCAGGCGTTACAAGGGTGAGCCGGCGCCGATCGTTGTCGACAGGGAGCCTCGGGAATTCAAGGCCCGAAAGAGCGGCCTGCCTCTGCTCTCCAGCATCCTGCCGGAGGGCAAGAAGCTGATCTCCACCGACAAAGCCAAGGCGGAAGACGTCCCTCGGATCGAAAAGCCGGAGTTCGTCGTCAAGATCGGCTCCAGGCTCGACACCCACGTCTTCGAGGATCTGAACAGGGAGACCTGCGAGGACATCGTGAGGCTGTTCGGTTCGAGAGGCGGCATCGCCGTCAATCAGGCCCAGGTCGACAAGTTCGTCTCTGCCGGCGCCAAACCCATGCTGGGCTGGGTGTTCGACAGAGTGATCGAGTGGCTCAAGGCCAGCAAGACGATCGAGAGCTACCTGTCTGTCGACTTCGACCGACTGGAGAACCTGGGTGGCTATCCCCTCAGCTACGACGACAAGGAGATCGTCAAACTGATCCAAAGTGATGACGTGTTGAAGACCTACTATGGCCTCGACACGCCTACATCGACCGAAGACGGGGCTTATCTCCGCCTGTTCAACAATCTCGCAAGCATGAGCACCTTCAGGTGGTCAAAGAAAGACGAGATCGAAGAAGTAAGGAAGCTGCTGAAGAGCTTCCCTGTGGGCGACAGCGTAAAGGAACTGGCTACTTCAGTCAGGTCCAGTCCGTTCACCAGTTCCATCGACGCTGCGTCACTTGGGAAGATATTCAAGGACTCCAGCATCTCCCCCAACATCAACATGCGTAAAGCCAAGGCCAGGGATCTCCTGATCTTCGCTATCGCGGGATAACATCATGACGGGTAAAATCGAGATCCTCGGCGCTGTGGTCGATACGCAGCAGCTGATCCTCTATAAGGCCGACGGAACCAAGATCTACATCCCCCAAGGGGATCCTCGGATCCGCGGCATCATCGATCAGATCATGCCGATCCTGAACGCCGGCGGCGTGGCCGAAATCAGCCTGGAACCGGCGAACGAGTACGCGGCCTTCGAAAAGAAGACCAACGGCCTGGTGCGTCTGTTCCGGGTGGCCAAGAAGGCCATCGCTCACCTGGTTGGCTCCGACGCCGACCGGGAAGCTGTCGAACCCATGGCCATCGGCCAGGTCACCACGGCGCCCAAGAACAACGGGGTCAAGGCCGACACGATCGACGAGATCATGGCCAACGCCGTTCCCGTCTCCTCGGAAGACTTCAAGGAGTCGGAGACCAAGGAAGATCACACCATGGTCGCCGTGGTCGGCACCGGCAAGGAAGCCAAGCTGGTCCCGGGTGTAGAAGCCCTCAAGGGCCAGATGAGCCACGCCAACAAGCTGGGCTCGACCAAAGGCGTCGAAGCCCTGATCACCCGGCTGGGCAATGTCGCCCAGAATCGGGGCCACTCCGTCCAGGATGTGCTCCGGTTCCTGGAGAAGGGTGACCTTCCGGTCGCCGACGACGGCTCGATCATCGCGTACAAGATCCTGACCAGGAGCTCCTACAACAAGGATCACAAGGCGGCCGAAGGCGTCTACTTCGACTGCCACACCCAGAAGATCCCCCAGAAGGTGGGCTCTTACGTCTGCGTAGCGGAAGAGCTGGTCGACCGGAACCGCCGTAACGAATGCTCCAACGGCCTGCACATCGCTCGCCGGGGCTATCTGGGCAGCTTCTCCGGCGACGTCTGCGTTCTGACCAAGATCGCGCCGGAAGATGTGGTCACCGTTCCGCACAACGACCCCAACAAGGTCCGCGTCTGCGGCTACCACATCATCGGGCTGATCCCCGACGACGAGTTCCAAAAGCTGAAGCGGAACTTGCCGATGACCGACAGTTCCGAATGCCGGCGCCTCTTGGACTCGGCCATCACCGGCAAACACGTCGGCCGTCTGGAACAAGTCCAGGTCACCGAGCAGAAAGGCGGCGGCATCGTCATCACCACGGCGATGCCTGGCATCGGGATGGGCAAGAAGCCCCTGCCGAAGCCTTCGGAACCGGCCCTCGAAAAGAACATCGCCCCTCAAGCAGTGGCTCTCGACGACAAGACCGTGCCCGGCAACACCGCCGGGCCGAGCGTCTCGGTGGACCCCAAGGCCGTCAGCAAGCAGGTCCAGGACCAGAAGAGCCAGACCCAACCTTCCCGGGCTCAACTGGCTGCCGAACTGGTGGGCCGTATGGCGAATGGCGACCTGCCCAACAGCGAACGCAAGAACGCTGCTGAAGCCCTGGTCGCCTTGAAGAAGAAGTCCAAGGTCAGCTACGGCGCCTTAGGTCTGACGCCGGCCCAGGTCACCACCATGGAGCAAACCCTGAAGGGCAACATCGCCCAGAAGGTCGAGCAGGTGGCCGTTCCGAAGCTGGTTCTCAAGCCGGCGCCGGAACCGGCTCCCTTCCCGAAGTCGACTGCCGCTCCTCTCAGCAGGGGCGAACAAGCGGCCTACCTGGTGAAGACCATGAACAGCAGCATCGCTGTCCATGCTCGGATCAACGCCGCCAAGCAGCTGGTGGAGCTGAAGAAGAAGTCGAAGGTCGGGTGGGCCGGTCTGAACGTCAGCACCAAGGACGCCAACACGGCCCTGGATCTGGCCTCTGACACCACCCCGCCGGCACCCCCTGAGCCTACGGTCCAGGCCGTGGCCAAGGCCATCCTGCAAGCACCCAAGAAGGTCTCCAAGCCGTCTTCGAAGAAGAAGGTGAAGCGGACCACCCCGAAGCAGCCTGTGACCAAGGTTGTCGTCGTCAGCGCCACCTCTCTCCTGGCGCCGTCGGCTCAGCCCAAGGATGGTCCTCGTCAAGTGGAGGCCAAGCGCCTCTACGCGACCATGACCAACGCCGCCAACAAGGTGAGCGTCCGGAAGTCGTCGGCCAGCGAACTGCTGCGCCACAAGAAGTCGTCGAAGGTCAGCTGGACTGCCTTGGGTCTTTCCCAAGATATGTCTAAGCAGATCGAGGACCTTCTCACCTCGAAATAAGCACTAGGCAAATCACCCCAAACTAAACTATTAGTTTGGGGTGAACCTAATCCTGGTGTGACTATGTCCAACGCAAACCGTCCTAACCGCAAAGCCTCCGACGCCGACATCGTTCGGCTTAATAGTCTGGGGCGCTCGCTGGGTACTGTCGCAAAGAAACTGGGGGTCCATCCGACCACCATCACGCTTCGCCTTCAGAACCTGGGCATCGAGCCGGCGGACACCCGAAGGACCTTCATGGAAGGCATCCTCGACAGCCTTTCAGAGGCCCAAGAGGAGTGGCTGTCCAAGCAGTTGGGGCCGCATCTGTCCATCAAGGACTACGTGCAGAACCTGCTGGTGAAGGACTACATCGTCCACAACTCGTAGAAAGACCCCGTATGAATCTCGATACCTTGGCCAAGGCTTTGTCTTGGTTTCATAAAGCCGTGCCTGAACCGACCTCGCAGAACCTTCACACCCAACTCGGGTGCCACTTCGAAGAGGTCAACGAGATGGTGATGGCGATCACGACCAAGGACTTCGCCACTCAGATCCACCTGGACTGCGCTAAGTCGGCACTTCACTCCCTGTCCGAGCATCTCAAGACCCATGATGGGGTCGTCGAGATCCTCCCGAAGGACCGTGAAGAGTACCTCGACGCTCTCTGCGACCAGATCGTGACGGCGACGGGCTGCGCTCATATGTCGGATCTCGACATCCTGGGCGGCATGTTCGAGGTCAACGGCTCGAACTTCTCCAAATTCGACGATGCCGGCGAGCCGATCTTCGACGGCAATCGCAAGGTCCGTAAGGGCGCCAACTACCGTAAGGCCGATCTCTCCGCCTACGTCTGACGACCCAAGTGCTCCCATAGCTCAACAGGATAGAGCACCGGCCTTCTAAGTCGGTTGTTCCAGGTTCGAGTCCTGGTGGGGGTGCCAACCCCTCAATCACAGAAAGAAAACCATGAAGAAGTATCTGCTCATCGCCGCGGTGATCGTCGTTTCGGCCCTCGGCGCCTGCTCCGAAACCGAGAGAGCCCAAAACGAGGCTCGCTACAACGACAAGCCGGCCGACATTCTCTGCCAGGGTTACAGCGGCGTGCTGGTCGACACCCGAACCACAGGTCGGATCGAGTTCGACGCCACCGGCCGCATCGACTTCGTGGACGCCAAGACCGGGCGCCTGACGAAGACCGAAGGCGAATGCGTGGTCACCTACGTCCCCTGACCTTCGGCCCTGGCCCTCGCGGCCGGGGCTCTTCGGGGAATGCTTGCAGCCACACCCTCCCCCCTGTGGTGTCTTCGCCCCTGCCTATTGCCCCCCTTGGCAGGATTCGACAGCAAGCATTCCACCCAAGAGCCCCTAGAGCTCCATCCACATCCTGAAAGATCAACTAGTGAACGCGATCGCCAAGCCTCCTCTGAACCGAGGACAGACAGAAGCTGCCGAAGGCTTCTTCCAATTCCTGTTCAGCGACGACAAGGAAATGATCATCAGCGGCCCTGGTGGCTACGGGAAGACCTTCCTGATGGGTCATCTGATCGACGAGATCATGCCTCGCTACTACGACACGTGTAAGCTGATGGGCATCGACCCCCAGTACGACGCTGTCGAGATGACGGCCACGACCAACAAGGCAGCCGAGGCCCTAAGCCTGGCGACAGGCCGGCCCACCTCTACGGTTCACTCCTACATGAACCTGAAGGTCTCCGACGACTTCGAGACCGGACAGTCCAAGCTGACCAAAACCACGGCCTGGACGGTCCATGAGCGGGTCATCCTGTTCATCGACGAATACTCGCTGGTCGACACCCCCCTGGACACCGCAGTCACCGAGGGCACCCACAACTGCAAGATCGTCTGGGTCGGAGACCACTGCCAGATGGCGCCGATCACCGAAACGGTGTCGCCGATCGACCGCAAGGGCCTGAGAACCTACGTTCTCACCGAGCCTATGCGAAACAACGGTCAGCCGGCCCTGATGGCTCTCTGCAAGCAGATGAGGAACACGGTCGAGACCGGTCTCTTCCTGCCGATTCAGTGCGTTCCAGGCGTCATCGACTGGCTCAGCCCTGAACAGATGGAAGCTGAGATCTCCTCGGTTTTCGGCAGCCAGGACCATGACAACAGGATCCTGACCTACACGAACAGGCAGACCGTCAGCTACAACGACTTCATCCGTGGCGTCCGCCAGCTTCCGGATGAATGGACGACGGGTGAGCGCCTGGTCAACAACTCGGCCATCCAGTTCAAAGACCGGATGCTAAAGGTCGAAGAGGAAGTCTCGATCCACAGCCAGGCCGGCGAAATCGAAGACGCCGTTATCGACACGGACGTCTCCCTAAAGGTCCGTCGGACCGTGCTGCAATCCAAGCTCGGCGAGCTTTTCCGGGATGTCAAAATCCCCGTGGACCGTGAGCATTTCGAGTCGCTCAAGAAATACTACAGCGGCCAACGGAACTGGAACCGGTTCTTTCACCTCAAAAACAAGTATCCTGACCTCCGTCAGAGAGATGCGTCAACGGTTTACAAAGCCCAAGGCAGTACCTTGGACACCGTGTATATTGACGTCGGCAACATCAGTGCATGTCACAACCCGAACCAAACGGCTCGGATGCTGAATGTGGCCGTCTCTCGACCTCGCAACCGGATTGCTTTCTATGGCAAGCTGGCTGAGAAGTACGGAGGCCTGATCCAATAGGAGAATGGGCATGTCGCTCACCAACGCGCACGAGGTCATCCAGCGCATCGCTAGATCTCTGTTCAGCGCTGAGGAGCGTCGCCTGGAGAAGGTCAAAGACCAACTCGTTGCCTCCAACAAGGAATGCTTCCCCGATCGCCCCCATGACGGGTTCACCTACAAGGGCGTCCCTTACGACCCCTCGAACCTGACCAAGGGCGCTCGGACCCGGGTAAGTCTGCACCTCTCTCTGTCCGACCAGATGGACGAATATCTGGAAGACAAAGAGAAGGTGTGGACCGACCGGCACTACATCTCTCAAATGTTGTTCACGCTGCTGCACCCTTGCGATAGCGCTCAAGACATTAGAGATGCTCTTCCCAACTGCATCGTCGACACCTTGGATGACATAAAGCAGCTCCGACGCGTTCGTGAAGCGGCCTACACCATCCAAGACAACAAGATGAACCACCGGCAGTATCTCAAAATCCTTCCCAGGATGGAGTTTTACGCCACGGCAAGGCTCCTTTACTGATGCGATATCTCACCTTCTCTGAGACTGAACAGGCCACCTACCCGATCTGCCTGCTGGTTCCCCAGATCAGGAAGGATGAGATCCGCAAGGCCTATGTCGACACCCACAGCCTGGACCCCAACGAGATCCTGGTCATCGACCTCCACTATTCCGAGACCGTCAAGAAGACCCCGGTGGCGGAGTTCAAGCGCTACATCACCGAGGAGCTGGTCCCCGTCTGGACAGAGATGGGCACCGAATTCATCGTCGTCACCGACGCAGAGTATTTCAAGGTGCTGGCTGGCGTCACCAAGTCCGACGTCAATCTGGGCTACGTCCTAGACTGCAAGTTCGGCGACTGGAAGGTCATCTACGTCCCGAGCCAGAAGCAAATCTTCTACGACCCGGAGAAGGTCCGGGGAAAGATCGCCCAAGGCATCGACGCCATGAAGGCCTACCGGGCCGGCGGCTACGAGGCGCCTGGCGCCAGCATCATCAAGACGGCCCACTACCTCTCGACTCCCGAAGAGATCGAAGATTGGCTCGTCAAGCTGCTGGACTGGGACGTTCCTCTTACCTGCGACATTGAGTGCTTCAGCCTCAAGCACAACACCGCCGGCATCGGGACCATCACCTTCTGCTGGAACAAGCACGAGGGGATCGCCTTCCCGGTGGACCTGGGTCCAAACCCGGACCTGGTCCGATCGATGCTGAAGGCATTCATCCTCCAGTTCCGCAACAAGCTGATCTACCACAACGCCGCCTTCGACGTTTACGTGCTGATCTACCAGCTGTTCATGAAGCACATCCTCGACACCGAGGGCCTTCTGGAAGGGCTGGACGTCATGCTGCGTCCAGGCGGCTGGGAATGCACCAAGCTGATCACCTATCTGGCCACCAACAGCTGCGCCGGCAACAAGCTCAGTCTGAAAGAACAGGCCCAAGAGTTCGCCGGAAACTGGGCGCAGGAAGACATCAAGGACATCACCAAGATCCTCCTTCCGGATCTGCTCCAGTACAACCTGGTGGATGGCCTCTCGACCTGGTTCGTCTACGATAAACACTGGGATACGGTAGTCCGGGACCAGCAGCTGTCGGTCTACAGGGACATCTTCCAGCCGGCGATCGTCGACATTGTCCAAATGCAGCTCACCGGGATGCCGGTGGATATGCAGGAGGTTCTCCGCTGCGAGGAGCGACTTCAGGCCGACTATGACGGGGCCATGGCCACCATAGAGGGCTCGGCTGTCGTCCAGCGCTTCAACTACAAGCTCGCCGAAAAGCGGGTGGAGGTGATGAACGCCACCTGGAAGAAGAAGCGGACCACGATCTCCGAGACCTTGGAAGAAGCCAAGACCAACAAGGGCATCCAGGCCGAGATCACCTTCAACCCCAACTCCGGTCCGCAGCTGCAGAACCTGCTCTACGGGATGCTGAACCTGCCGGTGATCTCCCTCACCGACACCAAGCAGCCTTCGACGGACGGCGAAACCATCCGCGCTCTTCGGAACCACACGAGCAATCCGGACATCATCGCCTTCCTGGACGCCATGAGCGACCACGCCGCGGTGAACAAGATCCTGACGTCCTTCATCCCGGCCCTAAAAGGGGCCGTACAAGGGCCTGACGGCTGGCACTACCTGTTCGGCAACTTCAACCTCGGCGGCACCATCAGCGGCCGCCTGTCGAGCTCGAACCCCAACCTTCAGAACCTGCCGGCCAACGGTAAGAGCAAGAAGGCCCAGCTGTACGCCAAGTGGATCAAGAAGTGCTTCGCACCTCCTCCCGGTTGGATGTTCGTTGGGCTCGACTTCGCTTCGCTGGAAGACCGGATCTCGGCCGTCACCACCAAGGATCCCAACAAGCTGAAGGTCTACACCGACGGCTACGATGGGCACTCCCTGCGAGCCTACGCCTACTTCGGCGACACCATGCCCGACATCGATCCCAACTCGGTGGAGAGCATCAACTCGATCCAAAAGCTCTATAAGGGCGAGCGGCAGGAGTCGAAAACTCCGACCTTCCTGCTCACCTACGCCGGCACCTACAAGGGCATGATGGAGCAGTGCGGCTTCTCCACGGAGAAGGCTCGCCTGATCGAAAAGCGGTACCACGAAATGTACGTGGTCAGCGACCAGTGGGTCTCCGCCAAGCTGGACGAAGCGAGTCGGACAGGCTACGTCACTGTGGCTTTCGGGCTGCGGCTGAGGACCCCAAAACTGGCCCAGGTGATCCGCGGGACGAGTAAGACCCCGTTCGAGGCGGAGGCGGAAGGCAGGTCAGCCGGCAACGCTCTCGGACAGTCCTGGTGCCTACTGAATTCCCGGGCATGGAGCGAGACCATGGGCAAGGTGCGGAAGTCCCCGTACCGGACCATGATCAGACCCTGCGCCCAGATCCACGATGCAGGCTATGCCCTGGTCAAGGACGACGTGGGAGCCCTGCTCTATCTCAACAAGCACCTAGTCAAGGCGGTACAGTGGCAGGAGCATCCTGACATCGCCCATGACGAAGTGAAGTTGGGTGGAGAACTGTCGATCTTCTACCCCAATTGGAGCCATGAAATAGGCATTCCTAATGGGGCGAGTGAGCAAGACATCTACGATATCATCGACGAAACCTTATCAGCAGCCGCTTAGAGCTGCCTGGAGAACCAAATGAACGAACAAGAGCAGAAGCAGTACCGCTACCTGGTGGCCGGCAACGTCATCATCGAAGTCGAAGGCCAGGTCCAGGCCATCCCCCAGAATGCCATGATCGTCACCGACGATCAGAACATCGGCGTCTACCAGCTGGGCAAGGCCCAGCAGGCGCTGCAGCTGACCTTGTTCAAGAAGCTGGGCGAGCAAGCCAACGTCGTCGACGTGATCATCACCAACGTCGTCCTGCTCGGCCACATGACCGACGCCGAGTTCAACTTCCGGCCAGCCGACCTGGCCGTGCAGGAGCGGGCCAAGCCGACGGCCGAGATCATCGATCTCAGCCAGGAGATGAAGGACCGGACCTAGCGTCCAAGCGAGGGCTTCAGGCAGCTGAGGCCCTCGCCCGAGACTATCTAAGCTGCCGCCCTACGCACGATCCCGGTCAACGGGACGTAGCAAACATCCTGAAGGGGCTGAACTGTGAAGATCACGAATAATACGGGCATCAACCTGCCTCTCGCGGTTTGGTTGCTGCACGACACCTATGACTACGTGGATGAAGAGAACTACATCTCCGCCACAAGCCTGATGAAGCCTATCCGCCAGACGATCCTGGGCGCCCGTGTGCCTGTAAGCGAACGGGTGACGGACATCTCCGAGAATATCGCCCGCTCCTATGGCCACGCCATCCACGACTCGATCGAGTCGGCCTGGAAGACTGGCCACAAGAAGGCGATGAGGCTCCTGGGCTACCCTGACACGATCGTCGACAGGATCCTGATCAATCCGACCGACGAGGAGCTCCGAGCCACCAGCGAGGCCATCCCGGTCTACATGGAGCAGCGCTCGTTCAAGAAGGTGTTGGTCAACGGCGTCACCTACACCATCGGTGGCAAGTACGACATGGTCGCCGACGGGGAGCTGTACGACCACAAGTCGACCAGCGCATTCTCCTGGCTCTTCGGCACTCGTGACGATGACCACCGGACCCAGGGCTCGATCTACCGCTGGCTCGACGAGAAGCGGATCTACGGCAGCCAGATCCACATCAACTACATCTTCACCGACTGGTCGAGGATGCAGGCCAAGACCAACCCAAAGTACCCGCAAAAGCGGGTCGAGGAGAAGCACATCGACCTGTGGTCGGTGGCTGACACCGATCGGTGGGTCAAGGAGCGGCTCAGCCTGATCCAGAAGCACTGGAACTCTCCGGAGAGCCAGATCCCCTTCTGCACCGACAAAGAGCTGTGGCGGTCGGAGCCCGCCTACAAATACTACAGGGATCCCGAAAAGATCTCCGGCCGCTCCACGAAGAACTTCGACAACAAACACGAAGCCGAACAGTTCAAAGCCGACAAAGGTGGTCAAGGCGTCGTCATCACCGTTCCTGGTGAGGCAAAGGCCTGTAACTACTGCAATGTCTTTGATCTTTGTAAGCAGAAAGACGGGTTCATCTGATGATCGATTTGTCGGGGGTCGAGCATCACCCCGCACTCACCGAAATGGTGGACGTGCTCTGCAACAAGACCCAGAACATCGACCGAGGGTTCTTTCAGGTCGAGGTCGCCTACTTCCTTTCGAAGATGGCCTCGAACATGCGGGCTTCGATCATCACCAAAGATCGGGGCGAGATCCCCGTGAACTGCTACGCCCTGGCCTTGGCCACCTCCGGGTTCGGAAAGGGGCACTCGGTCGGCATCGTCGAGGACGAGTTCATGAAGGGCTTCAAACGCCGCTTCATGGAGGACAGCATGGAGGTGATCGCCGAGACCAACCTCTGGAAGATCGCCAACGATCGTGCCGCTCGTAAGGGCACCGACCAGCAGGAGGAGTTCGACAGGACGGTGAAGGAGTACAACTCCGCCGGCGCCTTCCCCTACACCTTCGACAGCGGCACTCCGCCGGCCGTCAAGCAGCTTCGTCAGAAGCTCCTCATGGCCAACTGCGGCGCCATCAACCTGCAGATCGACGAGATCGGGCTGAACCTGATTGGCTCGGCCGACGTGCTGACCCTGTTCCTGGAGCTCTACGACCAGGGCCGGGTGAAGCCCAAGCTCATCAAGAACACCGCGGAGAACCAGCGGAACGAGGAGCTGGACGGTAAAACGCCGACCAACATGCTGCTTTTCGGGACGCCCTCCAAGCTGCTGGATGGTGGCCAGACCGAGGAACAGTTCTACTCGTTCCTCGACACCGGCTACGCCAGGCGCTGCCTATTTGGGTGGGGCCGTCTGTCGAAACGATCCCACCTGAGCAAGTCGCCGGAGGAGATCTATAAGCTCCTGACCACGTCTTCGAACGACGCCATGGTCAAGAAGTGGAGCGCCTACTTCCACCAGCTGGCCGACCCGGCCTGCTTCGGCTGGAAAATGGCGGTCGAAGACGACGTGGGCATCAAGCTGCTGGAATACAAGATCGCCTGCGAGTGCGCCGCCGAGAACATGAAGGAGCACGAGGAGATCCGCAAAGCGGAGATGAGCCATCGCTACTTCAAGGCCCTGAAGCTGGCCGGCGCATACGCCTTCGTGGACGGATCCGTCGAGGTGGAGATGGATCATCTCATGTCGGCCATCCTCCTGGTCGAGGAGTCTGGAGCATCGTTCCAGGCCATCCTGACCCGGGAGAAGGCTTACGTGAAGTTGGCCAAGTACGTCGCCGAGGCCGACAACGAGGTCACCCACACCGACCTCCTGGAAGCCCTGCCCTTCTACCCGAAGAGCAATGCGGCCAAGAACGAAATGATGACCCTGGCCACGGCCTGGGGCTATAAGCAGCACATCATCATCAAGAAGTCGTTCATCGACGGTATCGAGTTCTTCAAGGGAGAAACCCTTGCCGAAACGAACCTGGACGAGATCATCGTCTCCTACAGCGACCACTGGGCCTACAACTACCTGGCCGAGAAGGTCCCGTTTGATCAGCTGCACTTGCTGACTCAAGCGGACAACATGCACTGGACCAACCACCACTTCAAAAACGGTGATAAGGGCCAGGGCCACCGGGCCGAGGAGAACGTCCTTACGGGCTTCAACCTGGTGGTCATCGACGTGGACGAGGGTGTCAGTCTCGACGTCGCCCACGAGCTGCTGAAGGAATACAGGTTCCTGACGTACACCACCAAGCGGAACACCCCCGACTGCAACAGGTTCCGGCTGATCTTCCCGATCAACTACCACCTTGAGCTGGACTCCGATGAGTACAAGGAGTTCGTCAACTCGATCATGGACTGGCTTCCGTTCAAGACCGATGAGAGCGCCAACCAGCGAGCCAAGAAGTGGGAATGCTTTGCTGGTGGTGACTACCACTACAACGACGGCGAACTCTTGGACGCCTTGCCGTTCATCCCGAAGACTTCTCGGAATGAGCTCTATATCCAGGAAAGCCGCAAACTCCAATCGCTCGACAATCTGGAACGCTGGTTCGCTCAACGCATCGCGTCAGGCAACCGCAACAACCAGATGATCAAGTACGCCCTGGCCCTCGTGGACACCGGGATGAACTTGGTCGAGGTCAGTCAGCAGGTTCACGCGTTCAACAAGAAACTGAACACGCCCCTGACCGAAGACGAGTTGGACAGCACCATCATGGTGACTGTCTCCAAGCGGTTCCACCGAGCGCAGGCTGCCTGATCACGGCAGCTGATGGATCCCAGGTCTAGAAGAGGCTGATCCCTTTTCTGGGTCTGGGTCCGGCGGAACGCCCTGTTGAACCAACTACACCAAAGGAGGCCTTTGTGGCCGACGGTCATACCGAAATCCAGGCGGGCGACACCGCCGCTGAAACCAACGACCAGCTGGTCCTGATCTCCGGGGAGTCGTCGACTGGCAAAAGCGCCAGCTTGAAGGACATCCGGAACCAATCCAGATGGGCCTACCTCAACTCCGAAGCCGGCAAGCGACTGCCGTTCAAGAACCAGTTCATGAACATGCGGATCGAGGACCCCTACCAGGTCTGGGACGCCTTCGACGATGCGCTCGCCAACCCTCACCTGGTGGACGGCGCCATCATCGACAGCCTCACCTTCCTGATGGACATGTTCGAGACTCAAAACATCATCGGGGCGGCCGATACGATGAAAGGTTGGAGCGGCTACCAGCAGTTCTTCAAGACGCTGATGCAGCAGAAGATCGTTGCCTTCGGCAAGCCCGTCATCATCACCGCCCACGTGAAGAAGGTCTACGTCGAGAGCAAGCTGGCCTTCGACACCTTCGTCCCGATCAAAGGGGCGCTAGCCAACAACGGTGTGGAAGCGTATTTCTCCACCGTGGTCTCCACCAAGAAAATGGGGATCAAGGAACTGGAACCGTACAAGTCGGACCTGCTCAACGTCACTGAAGAAGACATAGAGCTGGGCTACAAGCACGTTTTCCAGACACGGCCGACCAAGGATACGGTCGGAGAGCGGATCCGTTCGCCCATGGGCATGTTCACTCGTGAGCAGACCTTCATGGACAACAACGCTCAGGTCCTTCTGGACCACCTCCACAGGTTCTACAAAGCTTAAAAAACGAACAAAGAGCCAGAACCAAAATCATCCTGAAAACGAAAGAAAAACTATGAGCCTGTTCAAAAACCTCACCACCGAAGGCCTGGCCGACAACGAAGACCGTGCCGGCGGCGGCAACTTCGGCGCCCGCGAAACCGACGTCTACGGCGGCAAGATCAAGGTCGCCTACGCTGGTCAGTCGACCGGCGGCGCCCACAACGTGACCCTGCTGGTCGCCATGGCGGACGGCGGCGAATACCGCGAGACCGTCTACGTCACCAACAAGAAGGGCGAGAACTTCTTCCTGTCGAAGGACGCCAAGAACGCCGACGGCAGCCCCAAGAAGGTCGCCCTGCCCGGCTTCACCACGATCGACGACATCTGCCAGGTGTCGGCCGACAAGGTGCTGGCGGACATGGACACCGAAGAAAAAATCGTCAACATCTACGACTACGACGCCAAGAAGGAGCTGCCCAAGTCGGTGCAGGTCCTGACCGAGCTGACCGGCAAGGACGTCCTCCTGGGCATCAAGAAGTCGCTCGTCAACAAGAGCGACAAGGTCGGCGACGAGTACGTGGCCAACGCCGAGACCCGCGAGGAAAACCACATCGAGAAGGTCTTCCATCCGACCCTGCGCGTCACCGTCGTCGAGGCCAAGAACACCAATCCGGGCGAGACCCCGGTCGCGGCCTTCATCGACACCTGGCTCGAAAAGCAGAAGGGCAAGACCCACGACAAGCGGACCATCAAGGACGGCAGCGCCGGCACCTCGGGTCGTCCCGGTCGTGCGGCCGCTGCCGGCGGTCCGCCCCAGGGCGGCGCTGCGACGGCTCGTAAGAGCCTGTTCGGAAACCAGGCCGCCGCGGCTTAAGTTGTACGCAGCTTAGGCGCAGTATAGAGTGGCCCCCGTATCCATTACGGGGGCCATTTCTATGTGGATCGTCAATCTACCACTCGCTGTTCAACTATCCCCCAAGCGCTGGTGGATGATGAACCTGAACGTCTACCGCAATGCGGACTGGCGTACACTGGCTGCAGCCAAAGTGGAGTTCACGGAACGGGTAACCCCCCTCCTCAAAGCCATCCCTAAACTGGATCGCGTCCTGATCGTCTACACCCTCTTCACGAGGAACAAAGCGCTCGTGGATACGGCCAACATATGCACCGTAGTCGACAAGTTCTTCAGTGATGCCTTGGTTAAGGCCGGTAAACTTGAAGACGACAACTGTAAGATCCTACCAATCATCGCTTTTAGATGGGGTGGGGTTGACAAGAACCATCCCAGGGTGGAAGCAAGCGTCCACTCAATCGGACCCAACACTGACATATGCGTCACTGACGGTCTGCTAAGTTAGAAAGAGAGACAGGTATGAAAATCACCATCGTCGAGAGCGAGATCCAGGAAGCGATCCGCGCTCACATCGAACGCCAGATCACCGTCAAGCCCGGCATGGCCATCACCATGGAAATCCGGGCCACCCGCGGCGACGACGGCTTCATCGCCAACATCGACATCTCGCCGGCCAAGGACGGCGCCATCCATCTCGGCCCGGAACCGACCGCCGAAAAGGTGACGGTTCCAGCCCCGCTCCCGGCCCCCGTCGAAGTCCAAGCCGAAGCCCCGGCCGCCATCCGTCCCCGGGTGACCCGCGCCAAGCTCACCGAAGTCCAGCCGACCGTCATCGAGCCGGCCAAGGATGAGACCCCGTTCGACGGCGGCGAGCCGATGGTCGACAACAGCACGGAAGTGGCCGGCGACGGTGTCCGGGTCGATGAAGGCGACGCTCCGGAGCCGACCAAGTCGGTCTTCTCCAGCAAGGTCAACGAAGCTGCTGACGCGGCCGCTGCCGCCGACGACGGCGTTCAAGAAGTCGAAGGCTCGGCGCCCCTGAAGCGCTCGATCTTCGCCGGTCTGGCTCGTCCGACCAACGATGCGGACGTCGCGGCCGCCTAACCAGCGATGCAGCTGGCCTTCAAGGGCCTACTGATTATGGCCGTCGCCGGTTTATTGGCGGCGGCCATTCTCATTCTGGCCAAGTGGATCGCGGTTCTGGCCCTGACCACCATCGCCCTCGGAGCCCTATTTCTAGGGCTCCGACTCATCAGCCTCAGTCGAGCTGACCGAAGAGATTGATCCAGGGGTTCATCTGTTCAGCCCGGAGACCCATCCCCGGACCGATGGACCAGCCCAGGCTTCCGTCAGCGACCATGGAAAGCAGGTTGTCCCCCACGACGGTCCCGACCGAGCCAATCAGAGGCGGAGCCGGGACCAGGGACACCAGCAGCACCTGGAGAGGGTTCTCCCGGAGAGCCGCCAGAGCGACCTTCACGGCCCGGACCTTGAAGCTGTAGAACCACAGCAGGCCTGACCGCTCAGCCGCCGATCGGAAACGACCAGGCAGACGATCGTAGTTGATGAACTCCTCGCCGATCGACGCCATGGCTTCAGCCTCGGCCATCTTCTTTTCCTGAACCAGGTGGTCGTAACGGATCGCCTTGGCCAGGAAGTCCCCGTACTCCATGGCCCGAGCCATACCCTGGAACAGGGCCGTGTCCTGGGTCACGATGCCGTAGCGGACCGCAGTCTTCAGGCCCTTAGGCAGCCTGTCGATCTTGTGTTCGATGTACTCCGACAGCTTGCCCTCGTAGAGGCTCAGCTCTTCCTTTTCCAGGGAGCCTGCTTCCGAGATCGACGAGAACTCGCCGGCCTCGATCAGCGGCCAGATCGACATGCGCTTGTTGGCGTCGGTGATCGACTGCAGCTCGGTGTTGATCTGGCGGACCCGAACGACGTTGTCGCCAGCCGCTCTCAGATCCGCTTCCAGCTCCAGTTGACGATGTCTACGGGTCACGTAGGCATTGGTCTCCGACAGCTTCTTGGGCATGTCCCGGACGATCCGCTTGAGGTGAACACCTCGCGAGGTCAGCTGGTAGATGTTGGCCACGAAGTTGGAGACCGGAACCACGACAGACCGCACGACGATAGTCTGGCGAGCTTCGCTGACCAGGTTTTGAGTGAACTTCTCGGCGATCACCAGGTTGCGATAGGCGTCCTTGCCGAAGATCCCGACAGCCAATTTGCGGGTTACCTCGATCACCTCAGGCGGGAGCCTGGTGTTCCCGGTCCAGGCATCACCCAGCGAGGCCTCACGGTAGCCCACAGCGTCGTTGACCATGTCCTTGCGGATCATGAAGCCGTCGCCGCCGAAGGTCTGACGAATGTGATCCAGAGCATCGGGCGTGAAGAGGCTGACGGCGTCGGCCAGGACCGGGTCGGTCTTGAGAAACGCCTTGTCGAGCAGGTTCACGAACTCGCCGTCCCGACCGTCCGCCTTGCCGGCCGTCCAGGTCAGGTGGAGCTGCTCGACCAGCTTCTTGTTGAACTTGTCGGCCATGACCTCCTCGATCTGACGACCCCGCCACACGCCGATCATCCGAGCCAGGTGGGTATCCCTGTTCAGGAGCTCTTCCTGCTTGGGATCCACACCACGCTCAAAGGCGGTGACGTTGCCTTGGGCGTCGAAGACCGGGACCAGGTCCTCTCCGGTCTGGGAGGCACCGGCGGAACCCAGGTTGAGGATGGTGCGGATCTTCTTGGGGTCTTGGATCCGACCAGCGGTCATGACCCCGTCATGGGTGAACCCGGTCACCGGATCCACACCCGAAGAGGTTTGACGGACGTTCTGCATGATGCCGGCCGCGAACGAGGACCGGCTGGACAGCGGGGCGTAGTAGTAGCCCTTCTTCGCAGCCAGCTCGGCGGTCGAGCCTTTGTAATCGCCCTGGCGCTTGAACCCCATCATCTCCAGGCGGTTACGCTCGCTGTCTTCGGCCACGATCAGCTGGACGCCCTGCTGAGCGGACGAGGGGATGTAGCCCTTGTAGTGGTTGGCCTTGGCCACATCCGAGATCAGCTTTTCCTGCTCAGAAGCTCGCTGCCCTGCCAGGTATTCCAGGGTGTAGGTCAGGCCAGCAGCCTCTTCCCGAACCAACTTGGTCAGGGTTTCCTTGGCCTGGGCGCCCAAGCTGTCGACGGCGTAGAGCGTGACCAGCTGGTCAACGGCTTCGACCAGCTTGGCGGACGGCCTGGTGCTTTGACCCATGCCGAACAGGCCAGCCACGGCCACAGCGTTCCGCTGCAGGTGATGGCCCTTGGTTCCGGTGTTTAGGTACTCGGCCAGCTGCCTGGCCTTGGGCTCCATCAGCTTCCAGGCCTTGGACCCGGCCTGCTGTTCCACCAGGTCTTCAAGTCGACGGATCTCTCCCGATCGGCGACCAGGGTCAGCCAGAAGCTTCAAGATATCCTCGACCGAGTGCCCCTCTCTCAGAACCGTCAGATCGGTCTTGGCCAGCCCCTGGAACAGGTGGCTCCACTGATCCTTTGACAGGTCCTGGCTGAACTTTGAGGCAAGCAGGTTGGGCACGTATTCCCGGGCCTGCTGGCGAACCTGTTGAACAAACGACCGGACCGGCTTGATCATGTCGAAGACCGAGGAGTTGCTCTCCGTGCGCCCGACCAGGTCGCTCAGGAACACCTGGGCCGGCTCCCACAGCTTGGAGGCGTTGGCCAGCGACACCCAGCTCTCGGCGAGGATCTTGCTCTCGTCGGCGTTGACGATCGCCAAGATGCCCTTGCCGGTCTCCATCAGGCCCTTGATCGCCTTGTTGCTGGTCTTGGATTGGGCGTCCTTCAGCTTGTCGATGCCCTTCTTGGTGACGTCCTGCACCACGTTCACGACCATATCGTTGGCGCTGTCGATGTAGCGAGCCACCGGATTGGCGATCTGCGAGGCAGCGTTTTCCTGCTCCTCCAAGTTGGACGCCAGACGATCCGTCAGAGCATCCAGGGCGACTTGAATGTTGCGCTTGTTGCGCCCCTCCCCGCTGATCAGGCGAGACAGCAGGTCCATCAGGCTGTTGCCGTGATTGGTCAGGATGTTGTCCAAGCTATCGCCGGACTTCCGATCAGCCTTAGGCAGGTCCAGCGTGGCCAGCACACCGCGGAACTCGTCGTTCACCATGGCCAGGGCCAAGAACGCCGGCAGCAAGGTCGAACGATCTTGGCCGTCACGCTGCACGATCGACTTGCCGTCCAAGGTGCCCCGCAGAGCAGCCAGTTTACGCAGGGCCTTGGCCTCTTCGGGCTGCGTCGGGAACTCGCCGGCAAAGTGTCGAGTATCCAGCACCTTGTTGACATGGGCGTAGAGCTCTTGCACCCGGCCCAAAGCAGACGGATCCAGCTTCGCCTGCGTGGCGAACACCGACATCAGCATAGTGAAGGCCGTCTTCTCCTGAGTGTTCATGGAGAAGCCAGCTTCAATGAACGACAAGGCCGTCTTGTTGCCGATAGTGGCGAAGGTCTTGTTGATGTTGCTCTGAAGGACCAGACGTTCAGCGGCGTCAGGTTGTTCTTTAACCAGGTTGGCGATCTTCTTGACCAGTCGCTTATGGATTTCAACCAGACGATCGCTCTGGCCGTAGGCCATGGATTGGAAACGAGCGAGGGTCGAAGCCCGAGCTTGCAACGTCGGAGAGGTGTTGATCAGCACCGAGGCGTTGAACCTCAGAGCCGAGTACATATCCGACCGGACCATCGGGGACATCTTGCGACCCCAGATCAGGTTCTTCAGGGCCACCAGCACCCGCTTCACCACCCGGGCAAAGGGGTTATCCACCTTGGTCCCTTGGGCGAGCTTGATCAGGTCCTGGTTGGACAGGTTCCAGGCCAGGAACTCATCCAGGGCGGCAGCCTGGTTCTCAGCCGACGATCGGCCGGCGTCGCTCTGTTCAGCCCGGACCTGGTTGAGGGCGTTGACGTAGGCCTGGCGCTGTTCGGCGCCCATCCCAGACAGATCGTCCTCCTGGTTCATCCACTGCGACAGCAGCGTCTCCAGGTGGGTGACAGTTTCTGACACCTCCGGAGAGGTCTCGCCTTGATAGTGGTCGAGGATCTTCTCGGTCACCGAGGCGTGCAGCAGTTCGTGCAGCAGCGTCTCGGTCTCGCCGGTCAGCAGGTAGATCCGCTGTTGGCTAAGGGCGGTATAGCCCTTCAGGATCTGTCCGGGACGGCCGTAGTGGGGCGTTTGCCCCTTTTCCAGGGCGTAGGCAGCCAGCTCCTCTTTCGAGCCTTGTACGACCTCCCAGCCGCTCTTCTGGAGAGAACGAGCGATTTCCCTCAGCAGGTTCTTCTGCTCGGCCGGGATCTTCAGGCCCTGGACCAACTTGGTCAGGCCGCTGGCCGGGGTGACCACCACGGTGCTCTTGGCTTCCTGGGCCTCAGATTTCTCCGCGGGCGGAGAAATCTTCGCGTCCTTCGTGCTGGCTTCAGCCTTGGGGTTGCGGATGGCTTCGAGCTTTTGCTCCATCAGCTCGTTGAGCCGGTGAGCGATCTCAACGTCGCTCTTGCCCTCCAGGCTTTCGCCCTTGGCCTGGAACGGCGCTTCAGCCGAGGCCATGTGGTCCACCGACATCTCGACTTCGGACAGGGCTTCGTGCCTGGCCTGAGCGGTCTGGGTCAGCGCTTCCAGGGTCGAACCAATCTGACGAACCCGGGCTGCGAGCTCCTGCTCGGACACGCCTTCGCGTTCCTTGGTGCTGAACAGGGCACGCTTGAGGGCCTCGACCTGGGCTTCGGGCATGTCGACGAACGAGGCATTCTGCAGGAACGTCTGGAACGAGGCGTTGACGGCCGACAGGGGGTTGTTCCCCCAGGCCTCGTGGACCGACTGGTTCACCTTCACAGCGTCTTCGTCCAGGGTGTCCAGCTTCAGGTGGACACCGTCGAACACCTTCAGCGTGCCCTTGGGGGCGCCGGCCATGGTGGAGATGTTCTGCATCATCTGCCCGTCACCAGGACCGATGACCATGTACGGGATACCAGCGACGCCGGCATCCTTGGGGCCGTAGACGTAGCCGGGCGTGGACAGATCATCATCCAGGCTCTTGGCGAACACCGAGGTCTTGACGTCGGCGTTCTCGGACCCGGCCACAAAGAAGGTCTGGGTGCCGGTCTCGACCAACGGGCTCATGCCCTTCAGTTGGGCATAGATGGCGTCCAGCTCGGCCTGGCTCAGGAAAGCCGTCCGATCCTCTTTCGACTTCTCAGCCAGCTTGGCTTCCACCATGGCCTTGAAGGCGTGTTCGAGGAAGATCGACTGGACCTGGACAGCTTCACGGAGCGAGGTCCGACCTTCTTGGGTGTCGGAGATCGTCGCCTCGATCGCATCCCGAAGCGGGGTTACGAAGAGGTGCAGGACGTTCTGGCGCAGATTGTCCAGCTGCTCACCGCTTAGGGTGTAGTCCTGATCGGTCGAGCCCTTGGCCGGTGCCGGCGAAACGGTCTGGGCATAGAGGCCCTCCTTGCCGGGACGGACCACCGTGCTGGTCAGGCCGTTCATCAGCTCCCGGAGCTCATCGGCCCGGTTGGGTTGCCCTTGGGCGGACTTGGTCAGCTCTTCGTAGAAGGCTGCGGTGATCGCACCGGTGACCTTGTCGGCGATGCCCATCACGCCGGAGCCATAGATGGTCACCGTCAGCGGGTTCTTGGCCATGCCACGGCCGACTACTAGGATGTTGCCATCGAATGAGACGTCAGGCCCCAAAAGGGCATCCATGGTGGTCAGCAGGCGATCCAGCTGACGAGCCAGATTAGGGTCCTGCGAGAGCTTTGCGGCGTGCCGGCCCATCATCAGCTCGAAGGCATCGGTGGCGGCCTGATACAAATCTCGAGCTTGCTCTCCGCCCTGGGCGACGAACTTGTTGACAGTCATGTCCCGCGAACCAAGGAACAGACCGCCCTTGGCCACCAGCTGAACCCAACGATCGCTGAAAGAGCCGGTCGAGATGTGGACCAGGGCGTTGATCGGTCCGTCGGTCACGCCATCGGCTTCGACGTAGAGGTCGGTCGTGAAGGCCTTCTTTTCCGAGACCGTGGCCTTGTTGAAGCGGACCAGCTCCATAGCGGCGTGAACGGCAGACACCGACAGCTTGTCGCCGAAGGCCGACTTCAGCGTGTCGACCAGATCTTCCGACTCCACCTTGCCCGAACCAAGGGCTTCCATGGCGGAGGCGAACTCGCCTTGAGCTAGGCCTTTGGCCTTCTCAACCGAGACAGAGCGGGGCTGCTTGTGGACTTTCTCACCCCAGGCTTGGGCCACAGCCAGCATGAACTTGGCCTCATTGGCCTTGTCCGTCAGGTCAAGGGTCACTCGGGTGGGAAGGATTGCTTCCCGCATCAGCTTGCTGGATTGCGGATTGTGCAGGCCGAGCATGTGCAGACGACCCACTCGCGAGACGTTATACTCGTAGTGGATCGGCATGTCGGAGGGATCGACACCGGTCACTTCGGACTTGTTGCGGACCTCTGCCAGCATCCCGACCAGGGCGTCGTAAGCTCCACCCACCGTGGCGTTTTGGCCACGGAGGGACAGGGCATGGTTCTTGTTGAACTGGGTCTCGTCGATCTCGCCGGCACCAAACAGCTTCAGCACCAGGTCCTTGCCCAAGGTCTCTAGGAAGGAGGCCATAGGGGCATTGATGAAGTGGGGCGTGTCCTGCTCGGCACGGATAGCTTTGACCTGCTGGTCGGTGTTCTTGACCAAGCGGTTTCGCATTTGGAACTCGGGAACCCGCTTGGGCGCTTCGCCGATGAAGCGGGTCTCTCGAGGCTCGATCAGAGCCAGTTGCTCAATGGCGCCAGGGAAGGCGGTCATCGTGGCCAGGCTGGCTCGGAAGTCCTCGTCCTCGGACACGTCGATCCGATTGAAGGTCTTGGTCTGATCGCCCTGCCCTTCGATCTCTTGGTAGAGACGGATCAGGCCAGCGGCTTCCATGCTCTTGAGCACCTCGGCCGCCATGGCTTCAGGGATGCCCTTGGTGTAGCCGATCGGCGAATTACGATCGGTTTCCCGGCCCCAGAACCGAGCAATCGTGTCGGCCAACGACCGCTTCGCTTCGGTGACCATCGTCCCTTGATTGAAGCGGGCAACCTGGTCGTCGGTGACGTTCACGACATTGATGCCCAACAGGTCGGCAACGTCCTGCTCATCCAGTGCCCGGCTGGGCCTGGAACCTTCGGTCAGCAGCCACTGCAGACCGGCCAGAACCGCGGACTGCACCAGCTCGGGGCTGTAGGCCATCTGACCGTCATTGTCCTCGACGAGGTTGAGCACCTTGCCACGCAGCCATTGCTGGGTGGGGTTCTCGGGCTTGGCTCCGGCGATGTTGGTCTTGGCCAGGAACTTGGCCAGTCGACTGGCGAGCTCGTCTTGGATCTGCGGGGCCGTGGCCAGATAGCCTCGATATGCCTGGGCAATCTCAGCCGTCAGCTTGTGGCTGGGCTCTGAACCAAAGAAGTCCGTGAAGGCCTGGCCCGTGGTCATGGCCTTGGAGATCGTGGCGACGACCTGGTCACCCAGTCCCACCAGGCGAGACTTCACCTCGGCGGGCGCTTTGAACGCCTTGATGAACCAGTTCTTCCCGTCCTTGGCGCCGATCAGGTTGGCGTGGGGGCTGGGCTCCGGCGCTTCGGAAACCTCGGTGTCGACCTGGTCCGGACCCTCAAGTTTGGCCTTGACCACGGTCTTTTCGACCGCTTCCGCCGGAGCGGCCGCAGTCTCGACTTCTTCCGAGGACTTAGTGGCCTTGGGTTCGGGTTCTACCGCCTCGACTTTGGTAGGAGCCGGCTCAGGGACAGTTTCCACCTTGGTGAGTTCAGCCTCAACCTTCTTAGGCGCAACTTCGCCCGATTGAGGCTGATTTTGGGCCGGAACCTCCACAGGCTTGACCTGTTCCTTAGAGGCCTTACTGGTCGTTGCTTGGTATTCTTTTACGATCTGAGCTGCTTTCTTCGTCAGCTCAGGGTCAATCCCCAAAGGGACTGCAGCCACATGCGGAACACCGAGTTGCGGAAACGCCGTAGCCATCCCATTGGACAGATTGGCGACAGCTTTGGCATCCAGGGCAGTCTGCTGGGCGAATTTTACCGATCCTTCGTGATGCAGCTTCAGGCCAACGCCCTTGGTGTTGCTGAACCAAAGGGGCTTACCTGCATCCCGATTGGGGCTGAGTGCCGAGTACGCCTCGTTCGTCCCGCTCACTTGGCTGGCGTTAAGGGCAGCGACCTTGTTCTGCATATGCTGCGAGAACAGCATGAAGTCCTGGAGTCGGTCCCGGGCCAGGTCTGGATTACCCGAACGCAGCGCCGACATCACCCCGCTCGCATGCTCATGCGCCGACTTCTTGACGATCTCCGACGCTCCCGCCTCGGATCGGTCATCGGTCTGAATTTCACTCGTAACCCGGTCAGCATGGGTTAGGCCCAGGGCCTTCTTCTGCTCCTGGTGGGCCTTGGTCTCCTGAACCAGCGTGTAGGCCGCGTTGAGCGTGCTCTTTTGCTCGTTGGTCAGCGACAGGGTGCCGGCCACCGAGTGAGTGCGGATCACGTCCAGAACTGCCGGATCGACCTTGGTTGGATCGGCACCAGCCATCTCGATCACGGCATTGGCGGTTTCCTGGGCCGATTGGACACCCTCAGGCGTCGACATGGCGGCATCGGAAAACTGCTCGGCGACCGCCGGGCTTGACCCAGCCTTCGTTGCTGCAGCCAGGGCAGCCTGGATCTGGGGATGTTCTTTGATCGAGTTCATCGTGTTGGCGAACTCGACCAGCTTGGGCAGCGACGGATCGTCTTCGCTGATCTTCTGGACCGCCTCACGCAGATCGTTGTCCAGCACGCCCTGGTGCTGCTGGTAGCTGCTCATGATATAGGCGCCGGCCTTGATCTTGTCGGCGTCCGAGGTCTCGGGATCGAGGATGGCTTCGGCCACCTGGCGAAGAGCTCCGAACCGATCGCTGGCCCCTTGGACAGCGGACTGAACCACAGGCGCCTCGGCTTGGGTCTCGACAGGATCGAACTTCACGTTGTCAAACAGCCGGGTCAGGTAGGCTTCCATCTGGGGAGCCTGTTCTCCGCCCTTCGCTTGGACCACGGCTTGCAGCTCGTCGTGCAGCGACGGAGCCGACGCAACGGCTGCATCCTGTTCGGAGGTAGCCGCCTGGGCTTGCTGGGTGGTCGTGGTAGCGGCGATGTTGCTCTCGCGAGCCATGAGAGGCGTGATGCCGGCCATGGTCGCCTTGCCGACAGCTCGGGCGGTCTCGACAACACTGCGACCTGCAGCACCAGGCGCCTGCATGGCGCCGGCGGTGCCCATCCCATAGAGAGCGCCTTGACCGATCTGTTCGCCGACACCTTCGGCCATATCCTGGTTGGGATTGACGAAGGTCTTGATGCCTTGGTTCTGCGCCAGCTGGCCGGCACCCGACTGGATCCCCTCTTCGAGGCCTTCCTTGGCGACGTTGCCGACAGCCCCCAACAGGCTGGGCACCCGGAAGGGTGCCGACTCGAACTTCGACACCATCTTGCCGGTGACGACGGCGACGGGGAATTGCACCGCGGCCGCCAGAAGACCTGCAGCGTTCGCCTTGGACGGGTCGGCGCCCATGTCCAGGGCCTGATCGGTGGTCTGTTGGTAGGCTCCACCGGCTTCCATGCCGCCGATCGCCAAAGGCATGGCCGCTCTCTCGCTCGCTCCGGCAAGCAGGGCGGCTGCACGGCTAGGAGCCTGAGCCCCCAGGGCCGTCTCGATCAGACCTGCAGCCCCGCCGGCGATCTTAATGCCCTTGCTGATGGCGCCACCAGCCAGCATCGAACCAGAACCATTGGCGACGCCGTCGCCTAGGAGGGTCGGATCGCTCGCCCCGTTCTTGAAGCTGCTCAGGGCATCCTTACCGACGCGCTTCAGCAGCTCGACCACGCCATCGCCTTGTTCAGCAGCATGATCGCGTGCATCGAGACTTTGGACAGCCCTGTACCCCGTCCGGTGGGCATTGAGGCCGGTCGATTGCTTCGACTGAGCCCAGGCATTGGCGTCCCCGACCTTGTCGGCGACATAGGCCCCAGAGCCTTCAGGAGCCATGCCTGCCCAGTCAGCCAGACCGACGCCGAGAGATCCCAGGGTCGCAATGCCATTGACGAAACCTATGCCGGCTCCGCTCACGGTGTCCAGGTTGGCTTCCTTGCCTCGGGTGGACGTGACGTCCCGACGGAAATTCTCCATGCCCTGGGCTTTGGAGGCCGTCAGCTCGGTGCCGACGTCGTAGCCGTATTTCTCGTTCAGCTCGTTGGCAGACAAGGTTCGAACGTCCAGTTCGAGCTGTCCGGCTGAACTCATACCCTTGCCTGAGTAGACTCCGGCGCCGATCTGATAGTTGTCGAGGGGGGCATGAACGCCCCCAACAGCAGCCTTTTTGGCTTCCGAAGTAGCCGCGACGTCGACTCTCTTTTGCTCCCCCACGCCGTATGCCGAGAGGTACTGACCGACGAGGGAGTTGAAGTCAGGCATGTGTGGTCTTCTACTCTTCAGGATTTGGAACCACCTCTATCCTGATGCATCAGTTCTAGAAACAAAAATAAGCCCCGCCTGGTTAGGACGGGGCTTTCTTTTTCGTCAGACGCCTTGGCGCTTACTGCGGCTGGTTCGAAGCCATCTGGGTCTGGGCCTGGAGCATCATCAGCGCCTGCTTTCGAGCAGCCAGGTCCGCCTCGTACCGAGGCAGGCTGGCCCTGAGAGCCGGCTGGGTGATCGCCCGGGTCGCTGCCTGGGTGTAGGCCTGTTGGGCAGCCGCCAGGGAAGCGGTGGCCGCCTGGATCTGACCCGTCAGGTCGTTACGAGCACCTCTGGCGGCGATCTGCGACAGAAGAGCACCCTTATCGAGCTTGGACAGGATTTTGATGTCCGCCGCCACACCAGAGTCGTTGAGGCGAACCCCTCCACCCAGGTTGGGGGTGCCGCCCGGCATCAGACGCTTGGCGAAATCCCGAACCGACATGATGGGGTGATCGGCCCCTTGCATGTTCCTGCTCAGAACAGCACCGGCAGTAGCGGCGTTGACCTTGCCTTCACGCATGATCTTGTTGATCTGATCCAGCATGAAGCCACGATCAGTGCCCCTGAACGTCCCATCTTTGCCTACCAGCTGGTCAGCGATGGCAGTCGGGCTGCTCGTGTCGGAGAGAGTGGCGCCAAAGTCGATATCCAGACCGTGGGCGCTGTCCTGCATAGACCTGCTGCCGACCTCGTACAGAGCATTGCGGCTCGTCGAGACCAGTTGAGCGGTCGAAGGACCCGACTCACCTCGGGCGATCTGGGTCCGCATCTGGTCCCAGGTGACGTCCTTGTAGGCTCCGGGCGCCTTTCTAGGCACGGAGGCGAACACATCCGTGAGATCGCCCTTCTTGGCGTCGTTGAAGATCGCCTCGGCCAGGGCTTCCTGGTGGGCAGCATCGAACACCGTGGTGTTCGGGTCCCAACCCAGCTTCCTGGCGTAGGAAATCGCCGTGTCGCCGATGATCTGGTACTTGCCCATCGCGCTGGAACCGCGGGTGGCCGACAGCCCTAGCTGGCTGCGCTTGCTGGGGTCCATCGACTTGGTGGCCGGGATTACCACCTTGTTCCCGTAGTCTTCGAGCTCGGCGATCGTCATGGTCGAGGGGGGCTTGGGCGGCTGCACCACGTCGCCGACGATCCGATCGTAACCGCCGCTGGCGGGAGCACCACCACCACCCAGGGCTCCAGCGATAGCTGCTCCGGCACCGGTACCACCGACATCGGAACCAAAGAGACCAGGATACTGGCCTCCCAGCTCGTTTTCGAGCTTGGCACGGGCTCGGACACTAAGGCCGGCGGCGGCACCTTGGGGGTCGTTCAGATGCATACGGGCGTCGTCGGCGTTGAGCGACATGCTGCGGATCAGCTGGCCGGCCTTGGTGGCGGAGTCGGCGTCGAGCCGATCCTGCTTCTCGTTGCCGAAAGCGTAGGAGGCCTTCTCCAGGCCAGGAACCTTGGCGACGAAATCGGCCATGTCCGTGTAGTCGGTGCCGGACCAGTCGATCTGGTTGGCTCGGATCTTGGCCGCCTCCCGCATGACCGGATCGGTGCTGTTGAGCCCCTGCATGACGTCAGCCAGCTGAGGCGTCATGGCCTGGAAATTGGCTTTGCGATCGTGGGAGAGCTTGGCGTCGGCTCGCTTCTGCTGATCGTCGATCATCCCGTTGATCTTGCCGGGGTTCAGCTGATCCAAGGCAGCCGCTCGCATACGACGCTCAGCCAGATCCATGCCGCCCAGGCTTCCGACGTTGAAGCCGGCCTGCAGAGCGGTAGGGTCCTGGTTCTGGGCCACATAGAGGGCGAGCTTCTGGGCAGCCAGGTCGCTTTGGCTCTTGTCGAAAGCCTGGACGCCGTCGACGCCCTTGCCGATCGTATCGCTCAGAAGACGACCAGCGTCGGTAAAGCCTTTTGCAGCGCCGGAGAAGTCGGGAGCGGCGACATCACGCCAGGTGAACTGGGTCATCGGGCGAGTTCCTTAGACGGTCCGCTTGGGGAGCGAATTCTGCGAGATGTAGTCCGCGACCTGGGCGTTGCTCTGGCCTTCGAAGGCCCCACGAGCCCGAGCCCGGTCCGAGATCCCCGTGTTGTAGGACTGGGTCTGGTTGGCCAGGTTGGCGTTGGTGGTGGCCTTGGTGAAGGCCAACTGCTTCTTGGCGATGTCAGCAGCCTTCAGAGCAGCCCACAGCCCCGTCAGAGTTTGCAGTCCGGCGCCTGCGACCTGGAGGGTCTGCATGTTCTTGCCCAGACCGTCGATGCCGAGCCAGCCCTTGGTATTCAGGGCCGGGTTGCCGGAGCTGGCCATGCTCGGAAATCCGCCGGAGTTGCCGCCAGCGCCGAACAGGTTGTTGCCGTAGTCGGGGAGATTGAAGCCCGTGTCGGGCATTTGGAAATCAGACAGGGGCATTGTTCGTTCCTATACCGACCACTTAAACCGGAAGTTCCATGTTCAGAGTCAACGACGTGAAGTCAGACACCAAGCCTAGAGAGAGCTCTGCGATGTCACTCCCCGTCATCAGTGTTCTGGTGAGGAAGATGTTGCTCGGCTCCGCAACGAAACGAGCCGAACCTGCAGCATCTGTAAGCCTCATAACATCAAATGAGAAGTCGGAGTTTAGATTGGCTACAGCCATATCCGAGATCTCTTTGGATTTTATCTCGTAGTCACTCAAGATACCTTGGGCCTTTTCAAAGGCACCCTGAGCATCTTGCATGATCATGTCTGACACAGTCTGACCAACAGCGCTGGTCAACCGCATCAAGTTGTCGGCTTGAGCCAAAGTAGCAAGGTTCTGACCAATACTCTGAGAGAGCATCTCAGGGTTCATGATCAGGAACGTAGCAACGATGGCGACAATATTGCCGACCTTCCTACCGAATGCTTCGATGGCCACAACCTGTACGATCTTGAACAGAATCATGCTGATCAAGATACTAGTCAAAGTTATCACAGCGATCGTCAGGGCGGACGCACCGGCCAGGCCAGCCGGCGGAAAGATGATCGTCAGGGCTACGATCAGGACGATGACGAAGATCTTGAAAAGGCCCGTCTGGTACCACTTCTGCTTGACGACCTGGTAGCAGTTGATCACCAGGAACAGCGATGCGGTGGTCATCTGGGCGCAGTCACGAGCCGACATTTCCCGCATCGTGTCGTAATGGATCGGGATGATGAAGCCCGACTCGTCCAGGTCCTCCAGGGCGTCTTTGGCGGTGATTTCCACGAACTTGCCACCGTAGATGAAGTTGCGATGCACCAGGCCCCGTACACGGATGCGCTTCCAGCTGCTGGCGCTCAGCTGCCAGTAGATGATCAGATCGTCGGGCTGGGTGTCCGCTTCCAGGTACCCTAGGACCCCTCCGTAGATCTCGCCCCCGAAGATGGACGTGGTCCCTGTGGTGAGCCAGACGTCTCCCTTCTTGGCGCCTGGTCTGGAAAGACCCGAGCCGGCGTCTTCCTTGATCGACTGCCAGCTGATCCGAGTGTCGTAGCTGAGCCCGTCGGAAGTCGCCTTGACCAGGATCTCGTTCGACGCCGCGGGAGTGTAAACACCAGTCGACGGCGGGGACGTGCCGGCGAGAGGGTTACCTGGATCGTCCTGGGCGGAGAGCCACTCAGCAAAGATCTGCTGAGCGATCGTGGCTTCTTCGACGTTGTCGCCCCACTGGTTGTAGGCGCTCTCGGCGTAGACCGCGGTCATCGCGATACGGCTGAAGAAGTTGTAGATGTACCGACGGGCCGACATCTCAGCCACATTTAGCGATACACCAGGCACCACATAGACGTAGTCGAGGTCCCCTAGGTCGGGGTTTTCAGCCAGGTTGTCGACAAGTTCGTCGAACTTCCCACCATTCATGAGCTTCTTGTAGGCCTTCTTAGCCCACTCATACTGGGTTGGAAGGTAGCTATCCGAGATGAATTGGTTGTCCACCCGCACCGGAATGGGGGGAAGGAAGTCACTCACCCACCCAGAGGTGTCGGTGATCTGGTCATCAAGCAAGGCTACGCCGGAGCCAACCTTGTAGATGAACACCCTCAAGGGCGAGTAGCCGACGACAATGGTGTCGGTCGTGTCGATACGGTAGGTCCGATCCAGGACCACATGGCCCGTTCCGTCGTCATGACCCAGCTGGTCCTGGTACATCACGCTGTGGCGGGAATAGACCACGCCTGAGCCGTCATCACCCAGGAGCTGGGTCTTGGAGGAAACTCTGTGGGTTTCCGTCCAGGGCTCCGGAACAGTTCGTGGCGTGCTCGTGAAGCTGTCCTCGGTCCATCCGGAAGTCGAAGGAAAGGCGTCGCCTGCAAGCAGGGTCACTACCGATCCGGTCACGGTGGGGAGCGACTCAGCCACCTGCACTTCGTTGTAGGTCGCGCTGATGTAGACGGCAGCCTTGTCGAAGTTGGTAGGCGTGAAGCTGACGACCGAGGTGTCCGGCATCGTGATAACGATCTGGCCGGAGGTCTCGTCGAAGTCCGCTTCCCACTCCTCGTTGAAAACGGCGGGGGCGTTTTCAAGCATCCACTGCTCGGCCCAAATCTCCAGGTCAGCCGGCCCGACATGGATCGACTGAACCGAAATGGTCTTACCTGGATCGACGGGGATGCTGTCGGCCACCGACGAAGGGCTGACGTCAGGGGCTGACGCCATGCCGCTGGAGGAGAAGCCTATCACGTCGGCGTAGTCGCTCTGAGCCCACCGGTAGTAGGCCCTCATCTTCATCCCAGGCCCGCCTAGGTACCCATCTCGGATCGCGTCACCCAGGGATGCCTTTGGATCCCCTGCAATCGCAGCACCAAGCACCACCGACTTGAGGTAGTCGGGGCGTTCGGCCTCATCGCCCGCCAGGTTGTAGCAGGTCGAGGCGACGTAGGTTTTCTTCTTCTTCTTGAAGAGCCCCATGGATCAGGTGAGCTCGTTATTCGTCTTGAGAGCGACCAGGATCGTCTGGAGGCTGGCGTTGTTGAAGGCGTCAGGGGGCAAGGTGCCCTCGTCCATCGACTTCTGCGTGATCCACGCATCGGTGAAGATCTTCGCCGCCTTGACCTCGGCGTCCCGCTTGTAGGACGTGATCTGCTGGCTGTAGAGGTCCTTCTGCTTGCCCACCGAACCAGTGATGGCAGTGCCATCTGCCCGGTTGTCCAGCGTCTGAGCGCGTTGAACCTCGGTCTGCTCTTTGACCAGTTTGATCTGTTCTCCGACCAGCTGAACCTGCTGAGGGAGACCGTTGGCGAGATTGTAGAGGGCCGTGTCGCGAGCGACCGTTTCCGTCGACACCTTGAGGACGGCCAGGTTGGTTTCCGCCACATTCAACGCCAGTTGCTGCGGAAGAAGGGAGTTCAGATTGTAGAGGCCGGTGTCGTAGGCAACGCCCTCTGTGGCCAGCTTCATCTTCGTCAGGGCGTAGGTCGCCTTGGAGAGTTGGGCGTCGGTCTGGGCCTTCTGCAGCTCGACCTTGGCGATGGCCAGTCCAACTCGGGCGGTGATCAGCTGAACACCAGCGATCTGGGCCTGGACCTGGGCAGCCAGGGCTTGCCAGTAGGCGGTGTCCTTGCCGAGCAGGAACTGTACGGCGTTGCTCATGGCCCCTTCGGTCAGAGCGATGAACGCCTTGGTGTACTCAGCTCCGCTGATGCGATTGGCTTTGAATTCGCCGGTCAGGTGAGCCTTGAAGCCGGTCATCAGCACGTCGAACGTGCCGGCGCCGTCGACCACTCCGGTAGTGAGATCAGCGTTCGTGAGCTTGGTCACGGCGGTGTAGAGCGGGCCAGTGGTCGCCGGAAGTTGATATTCCGCACCACCCATGTCCGGAACGTCGATATCGAAGTCCACACCGTTCGTCAGAGCGGTGAAGGCGGCGTTAGCGACAACGTCAGATGCGGCCATGGGTAGGTCTTTCTAGGAAAAGCCGCCCTCCCCAACCAGGGAGGGCGTATTTCAAGCGTCGATCAGTCGATGCTGCCGGCGGCGGCTTGGGCCGTGGCCAGGCGTGCCAGTTCGGCCGGGGTCAGCGGTTCCAGGACTTCGATGGCGAATTCCCGGGCGTCGCTGGTCTCGGTCCTGATGCTGCCGGTGCGACGATCGCGGGTCGTCCGGATGTTCACGAAGCGGCGCTCTTCCAGCATCGTGTAGATGCAGTAGGGAACGTGGAAGCCGTCCTCGGTCGCCTCGCCGAAGGGCACGAACTTGCGGACGGTGCCCAGGTACTCGTTGGCGATCGTGAAGATCTCGCCGTGCAGGTCCTTCTTCTTGGGATCCATGCAGGTGACCCGGATGCGGATCAGGCGCATCTGCTCGTCGTGGATCCGCTGGCGCAGCGACATCTTCGGAGCGTTCGAAGGCTGGCCGGTGAAGGCGTTGGTCTCGACCTGGTTCACGGCCGGCGCTTCTTGCACAGGCTCGACGAGTTCGTCGTCTTCGTCCGGTTCCTGGACATCTTCCACCTCGTCGAGCTTTTCGTTGATGCGCTTGCGGAGGGTCTCGACGCCGATGTTGTTCGAGAATTCCACGCCCAGCAGGCGGGCTCGGTTCATCAGCAGCTCGCGTTCGGCGGCCGGATCCGGCACCGGGACGATCGGAGCATCGTCGACCGCAGGAGCAGCGGGAGAGGTGGTCTGGCCGGCCGGAGGAACTGCTCCGCCCGAGAAGAGACCGGAGCCACTCTTGGTTTGTTCGTCTTGGTTCTGGTTATCCATTGGTCCTTGGATCCATAAGTCGAGGTGATTTGAATATAGGGTACTGTATACAGAAAAAAGGGGAGGCCAACAGGCCTCCCCTCTCTATTCTGTCGTCGCCCCGCTTTACAGGGGAGCCACGGTCAGGATCATGCCCATGCGTTCCGGACGCTTGATCAGGATGCCGTAGTACCACTTGATCGAGCTGAAGCCGGTTTCGCCGTAGGGGTCGTTGCGATCCGCGGTTTCCTTGCCCGGCATCTTGGTCATGACCTCGAACTTCACGGACTTGCCGTCGGTCTGGAAACCGATGGTGGTCCACGAGTCCTCGCCCAGCACCAGCATGGGGTAGACGTTGTACTTGCTGCCGGAGAACCGGTAGCCCGGGTTGGTGCCGATGGTGGCGCCGAGGCCGGCCCAGTTCAGCATTTCCGGGACCTGGACGATCCGGAAGGCGTCGACGGTGCCGATCTCGCCGTTCAGGACGGTGCCGGCGTCGCCGTAGCGCTGGACCGGGATGAAGGCCCGCTCGTTGTGCAGATCCTTCATCGCCTTGATGGTCGGAACCAGTTCCGAACCGATGAACATCACCCGGGCGGCCGGCAGGGTCTTGGTGTCGATCAGGCGCGAGCCGGTGATCACCGTGGTCTGCTTGGGCGTGCGGTTGTCGGTCAGGATCTGATCGAGACGCATCAGGTTGGCATAGCTGACGATCGAAGGCGTAGCGCCTTCGGCGGTCACGGTGCCCTTGGTGGTCGCGGCGCCGGCGTAGACGATGACGCCGACAGCGGCCAGCAGGTCTTTCTGCAGAACCGCCTCGGTCAGCTGGACGGCGCCGTTCATCAGCTCGGTGGACAGGTGGTCCATCAGCTCGGCGTCGGTGTCGAAGTCCAGCGATTCCTGGGTGAATTCGGTGAAGAAGCCGAACTTGAAGATCGAGCCTTCCCGCTGGATACGGGTGAAGCCGACCCGGTTCACCCGGCCGCCGCCTTCGGTCAGCGTCGGCATCTTGGCGGTGATGGTGCCCACGTCCTTGGACGAACCGTACAGGTTGCCGTTGGAGATGGTGGCGCCGGCCGCGTCGATGCCCTGGTCGCTGATGTTGCGATCGTCCAGCAGCGGGACGTATTCGAAGACCTTGATCGTCTTGCCGTAGTTCTTCGGCATGTTGATGACCGAGGCCAGCGGAGTGAAGTACTGCTCCTTACGGGCGGTGATGATGGCCTTCTTCAGGTAGAAGAAGGTCTCCATCTGGGTGCCGTTGCCGCCAGCGTCGATCGACGACTTCGAGCCACCGTAGGGGTTGTTGTAGTTCAGCATTGGACTGTGTCCTTTAGCCTGTGGCCGCCTAGAGACGACCGTTGAATTGTTTCAGGAAATCGTCGTCCGACAGGGAGAGAGGGTTGACGAATTCCTGAGCGGTGGCGGGGGTGGCTCGCGTGGCGGAAGCTGCGCTGGCAGCGCCTGCATTGGCGACCGGAGACTTAGGAGGAACGACCCTGGTCGCCACCGCCTCGGGTGCAGCCTTGCTTGCCACCGGGCCGGGTGGTGCGAGAGCTTCCGTGGGTGCGGTACCTGAGCGCTTCTCGATCAGGTCGGTGAATGCGCCAGCTGCGGTGAGCTGGTCGCCGACGACCTTGTAAGCCTGCAAGAACGGGGTGCCGGCGGGAAGAGAACCGAGGGTCTTCTGGCGGTCCACTTCAGCGACGATACGGTCGTAAATACCGTATTCCCGCTGGTCATGGATTAGCGCCATGTTCTCGGGGCTTTTCCAGAGCACATCCTTGCTGGCTTGATCCCAGGTAGAATTGATGACCTGAAGTGTGGCCTTCCCGTCTGGAGTGGACCCGAGGTCGTCCAGAGCGGAACGGAAGTTCACTTCTTCATCAGTTACCTGGTGATTGCCTTCCAGATATGCCGGCTCAGAGGAAGTATCGATCTCCAAAGGATCGATACCGCTCTCCTTGATGAGCTTCTTTATCGCTTCCGGGTTCTTCTTGTCCAGGTCAATGAGGAAAGAAAGTTTCCCTTCATCGATATTGTTGTTCTGAAGCATGGTGAGCGACTTCCGATGAGGAACAAGTTCCTGCATCTTCCGCGTATAGTTCGCCCCCATCTGCATCAGCTGGACAGCTTCCGCCGGATCCTTCAGCTGGATCGTCTTTCCGTTCGCTTTGAACGGGGTCATGATCTGCTTGTAGAAGCCTTCATAGTCGGCGACGGCCGCATCAGCCTCGGCAGCGGCGGCTTCAGCAGGAACCAGGGTAGGATCAGCGGGGTCCGCTTCGCCAGCCGGTTTGGCTTCAGCCGAACCAGCAGGGTCAGCAGCAGCTGGCTTTGCGGCGGGGTCGACGACAGCGGCCGGGTCCGCTTTCGGATCGGCAACGACCACCGGAGCTTCGGGCTCGGCAGCGATGGCGGGGGTCTCCACCGCAGCAGCAGCAGGATCCACGACGACTTCAGGGGCGACCACGGCAGCCGCACCAGGCCCCGTCATTCCCATGATGTCCTCGTCGGACATGCCCAGGTAGCTCTCCCCTTCGACGGGGTCAGCGGCAGCAGCCGCCTCCCCGCTCATTCGTCACCGCCTTCACCGCGGGCTTCTTCGATCGCCGCTTCCAGGTCGGGCATCGTCCGCTCGGCGTGGGCGCCCATCTGGACGCAGGACGACAGGAAGCGCTTCAGGTGGCCAGAGGCCTGGGCCATGCCCAGAGCGTCGGCTCGTTCCTCGGCGCCCAGAGCCGGATCCCCCGACTCCTGGACGAAGCGGGCGGCGTCGTGGAGACAGAAACCGTCCAAGATCAGCTTCTTGAACTCGGTGTTCTGGGCCAGTCTGATCGCCATTTGACGGGTCGCAACCAGCGTCTTGGCATCGATCAGTTGTTGTTCCAGTTGGTGAAGGTCGCTCATGTGTCTAACTGGTCCTTAGACGTTTCAGGATGGATGTTGTTTTTATAGAACTTCGGTCAGTAGACCGGAGCCTCAGCCTGTAGTGGCGGAGTTTGGATCGGCGTGTCAACTCTTAGCGCCGGATGTTCAAGCGTATTGGAGTGCGCTTGTTGTTGGGTCAGTTCGTTATACCCGACGGCAGCCTCAATATCCGGCTTGCTCTGATCTGGCTTACGCGGTGCGAGAAGGGCTTTTGTGACCGTCAAGTCCTGGTTGCCTCGGGCCTGAGCCCCTTGTCTATCCAGGTCTCTGGCGTGCTTAGTGCCCGTTTCCTGCTCGACGTAGTCGAGGTCGTTCTTGTCCTTCTTGGACGAGGCTTCGGCTGCCCTGGCGTTGTTCAGAGCAATCGACGACCTGAGCTCTTCGATCTCCAGCTCGGCCTTCTTGAGGGCCAGCTGCTTGAGCTGCTCCTCCATGGGATCAGGCTCGGGCTTGTAGGTTCGCAGCCTGTGAGCCAGGGCTGGCATCCGCTTCAGGTCGGCGATCTCAGCCATGAGCATCATGGCCACGCCTGGAGGGGCATTGGGACCGATGGTCTGGGTCATCATGCTCAGGTCCTGAGCCTTGGCGGCGTCGACCTCGGCCGTCGAAATGTCGACGATCAGGTCGAAGTTGCCGGCCAGGTCCTCACGGTTGACTGTGATGAACTTGTTTTTCTCCTCCTGCCCGGCCGTGTCGTAGGTGCTGGGAGCATCCTTGGCGCCGGATTGCTGAGACGGAGACAGCTGGACGTACTGGGCGTTGGTCACCCGCACGACCTCCTTCTCCGACAAGAAGGCAGCGTTCATCGACGTGAACTTGTTGCCGACCTCGCACATGCCTTGAGCCAGCCGGCGAAGGATCGACATCTCTCTCTTGGCCGCGGCATCCATCACGCCCTTGGCACCCGTAGCGGTGTCGCCATAGGCGTTGCCCGACATGCCGCCCGAGAACGACTTGACCCCCGTCAAGGCCTCGGCCTCGGCGTTCTGGAGGTTCAGCATCACCATCGCCGACTGAGGCAGCTCCGGGAACTTGTGCTCGATGATGCCGTTGGTCGGGTTCTGGTTCGGATTGAACTCGTAGTCGTCGCCGGCCTCGTATTTGCGCTTGTTCAGAGCGTCGAGCATCCCCTTGGACATGCCTCGTTGGCCGTTGGCCGACTTGCCCAGCAGGTCGATCATGCCCCGGGTGACAGCGCCCAGGATCTTCTGGTTGTCCTCCAGAAGCTCAGCGTCCGGCTCGCCGAAGGCATCCCGCTTCACCGGCAGGTAGGGAACCAAGACGAAGGGCAGAGCCTGGTCCGGGAACGGATTGCGCTCCATCCGGATGATGGTGTCGCCGATCCAGGTGCAGACCACTGGCACGAGCACGCCGTCACCCTCGACGTCGTAGAAGCCCCAGTACTCGTAGGCGACGACCTTCTTCCGAGCCAGGTCCCGGAACTGGGCCGCCTCGGTGGTGTTGCTGGCGTGATCCGTCGCCGTGACCGGCGTGCTGGTCTCCCAGTTCACCAGATGGAGGTTCTTGTATCGCTCGGGATACTTCTTCAGCTCGGCCTGGTTGGTCTCGAACGAGACGATCGCGAACAGCGCCTTGCTGAGGTCGCCGTTGCAGGTCGGATCCAGGTAGAAGTTCTGGGGGTTGATGACCTCGACGGTCGGGCGGTTCTCGACGACCTTGTCGACCACGACGACCTGGGTGCTGGTTTGCACCGCGTAGGTGGCCTCGCCGGTCTCGTCGTAGTAGTCGATCGCCTCCTGCAGAGCGGCCGGCGTCTTGTTCGAGTAGGTGTGCGGGTCCTCGTTCCGCAGCTGCAAGGCTTCCTGGAACTGCTGGACCTGCTCATCGCCATCAAGGCGGAAGTAGGTGTAGACCGGGGCCTTCTGCTTGACCTTGACGGTGTTCCGGCACCAGCCGACTCGAAGCACCGAAGTGCCTTCGTCCACCGTCGAGCGGACGTAGTCGTCGATGAACTTGACCCGGTTGATCTTGGTGCGGAACTGCCAGTTGAGCACCAGCTCATTCTGCTTGGCCGACTCCTCGTCTTCCCAGGAAACCGGGTCGATCTTGTAGAGCTTGTTCGAGCCAAGGAACGGTTCGGACAGGGCCGAGTAGCGCCACTCCGCCTGACGACGGATCAGCTTGGGCTGGACGCTGGATCGACCCTTGACCTTCTTCGGAGCAGCGGTGCCCCGAACGAACATCATGTCGTTCCAGCCGTTGATCTTCGTCATCTGGGAGTCGTGAGACGGCTTAGCCATCTCAAAGTCCTGCTTCAGTTGCAGGAGAGACGGCTCTTTAGCCCAGGACGTCAGCTTGTGAGCCTGCGAAGGGTCAAGAGTATGGTCCATCAGCGGGCATCCAAGAGGGTACGGTCGTTGTTGATCTGGGCTCCTAGGAGCTTCAGTTGGTTATCTCGGCGTCCAAGAGCTTCTTTGAGCTCGCCAACCAGTCCTCGGCCTTCTTCAAGAGAGGCGTCGAGTTGGGCTGCATGGCTTGCAAGACCTCGGAGCTCAGGGGATCCGGTTTCGGCGAGACGGGCGTAAGCAGCGGCCCGTTCGCTTGCGAGGCGCAGGCGCTGAGCGTGCTCAGCAGCAAGAGCGGAAGTAGCTTTTTCATAGTCGACCTCGGTCTTACGGAGTTGTTCGGAAATCCGGGCGGTCTCCTGCCGGTGACCGAACTCTTTCTGTTCGATCTTGCCTTGCAGCACCGCCATCGCTTGGGAGTGGTCCAGTTTCTCTTTCTGCCAGCGGACAGTGATATTGTTCTCGCCCTGCGTGATCCCGAAAAGAAACGACGCACTCGTAACAAGGACGACCGCAGAAAAACCGAGGGCCGCTTTGGCGAGTTTCAGCTGAATTGGGGTGAGATCCACCGGTATACTCCTGATCCACAATAAGGAACGCGATGCTTACTTAGTGCGGAGTGTTCTAGAGTTGGGTTGCGACGTCGAACGAGGGACAAGCCTTGGCCACGCCAGGCCAATCTCTATGTCCGCGGATGATGATGTTGGGGAAGCGGGCCTTGTAGTCGGCCACCAACGCCCGGAGAGCCGCCTTCTGGGCCACCGTGCGAGTGTCCTTGGCGGCCTTATTCCGGCTGTCCGTTCCGCCGACGTAGCAGACACCGATGTTGTTGGTGTTGGCTCCGCCCGTGTGGGCTCCACGCTGGTCATCGCGCAGGGTGTGAACGACCGTGCCGTCCAGCTCGATGACGTGGTGGTAGCTGATCTGACCGAACCGGGCGACGTCCCAGGACGAAATGGTTGCAGCCTTCACGTCACGGCCTTCCGGCGTGGCGGCGCAGTGGATGGTGAGGAAACGAGTCTTGGCCGGATCCATGTATGCGGGCGTGGTCATGCTTTGGTTTCCTGGAGGGCCGCTTGGGGCACCTTGTCAGCCAAGGTCTGGAGAGCCTGGCCCGTAGCGCTTCGCTCGTCGGCACGGTCGGTGTTCACGACCTTGGCGAAGTAGTAGCCAAGGATCAGCAGCATCCCGTCCTTGAACAGGCCGACCACGTTCTTGACTTCTTCGTTGTAGCCGGCCGGTACGTGCTTCCCGAGCAAGGCCAGAACAGGAAGAAGCATCAGGTTTCCGGCAAGGAAACCCAACGCCAGCACCGTGGTAGTGGGCGGGAGAGCTTCCTGGGTCGGGATTTTAAAGGCCACTGCTCTACGAGCCCTTGGTGGAGAAGTAGTGAAAGATGGCCTCACGACAGCTGGCGATCAGCCCAAGAAGAGCCCCGCCCCCAATCCACAGCCATTTGCCGGCAGCACCAGCACCAGCGACCTTGTGCTTGATGGTGATGAACTCTTCGATCGTCGGTTTAGCGGACGCCAAAGAGCTTTCCACGTTCGCAACACGTCCATCCAGCTTGGTGATCTGGATGCTGACGGCGTCGATACTTTGGTAGTGAGCTTTGCGGGCTTCCTTGGAATCCTTCAGGTCTTCCATGACCGTAAGCCAGCGCTCTTCAGCACGCGCCAGTCGGACCTCTAGAGACTCGTTAGACATATGTTGAGGTCTTC